TAGAGTTGATTCGGACGAAAGAGACAGATTGTACGCTGAAGTCAATATCAACCCAATTGCCACATTCCCTAATGAGGGTGTCGTAATCTTTGGGCAGAAGACACTTCAAAGTGGCAATCCTTCAGCCCTTGGAAGAATTAACGTAAGAAGACTATTAATTTACTTAAAGTCTAAAATCTCCAGAGTTGCAACTACAATTCTTTTTGATAATAATGTAAGTTCAACATGGGCGAGATTTAAGAATAGAGCAGAGCCTATCTTATCAGATGTACAATCAAGATTTGGTTTGACTGAATATAAGCTCGTGCTTGATGAAAACACCACCACAGCAGATTTAATCGATAGAAATATCCTTTATGCACAAGTATACTTAAAGCCAGCAAGAGCTATCGAGTTCATTGCTATCGACTTTATTGTTACTAAAACCGGTGCGGAATTTGCATAATACACTATTTAAAAATATATAGGAGAAATAATTAAATGGCATTTTGGAGCGAGACAACGGGCAGGGATCCGAAAAGAAATTTTAGATTTACGGTTACTTTTACCGGGCTGGCAACTGATACAATTTGGTGGGCGAAAAAAGTAGGTAAACCAAATTTTACTGTTGCAGAAAGCAAACACAGTTATCTCAATCATAGCTTTTACTGGCCGGGAAGAGTGGAGTGGCAACCAATTACCATGACTCTTGTAGATCCAGTAGATCCTGCTAGCAATGCTACGCTGAATAAGCTAATGATGGATATTGGCTATACACCACCAAAAGACGCCAACTCGCTTACGACTCAGTCAAAGGCGAAGTCAGCTACCAATTTGGGTGCTATTGTTATTACTCAGATAGATGCTGAGGGTGCTTCATTGGAATCTTGGACACTTCATGCGCCATTTATTAAGAAGATTACATATGGCGAATTGGATTATGAAAATGACGATTTGACGCAGGTTGAGCTTGAGTTAAGATATGACTGGGCTGAGTGTGATATCGAAGGTGATGTAGCATTTACCACAGCCACTTAGTAGGTTAGGGTATGAGTTTTTGGAACAATCCAGACATTGAATTGAAGATAAAGTCACGGTTTTTAGTTTCAATAGCCGATGGCTTTTTCCTACCTAACGTAAAATCTGTTTCAAAACCATCTGCTGATATTGGCACAAAGAGTTATAAATTGATTAATCACGAATTCAATTATCCGGGCACTGTAAAGTGGAATCCAATTAGTATAACATTTGTTGATATGAATGGCAATAGTAATGGGTTTGATACTGGTGGCTTCTTTGCACAAATGCTTAATAACTCAGGATATGATTACCCGGATAGTAGCAGTCACAACTTAGCAACTAAGGGCTCTTATTCTAGAAAGATTTCCTCACCGGAAAAATCCTCCACAATTGCAAATGCATTTGGGCCGGGGATTCACGGTAAAGCTGATTTCACCAGAGCAAATTATTATGAACAAAATGTGATTATATATCAGTTAACACCCGATGGAGATATTAATGAAGTGTGGACGCTTGTTAATCCTCTAATCAAATCAATTAAGTTGGGTGAGTTATCATACGACAGCGATGACGCTGTTGAATATACTTTAGAAGTAGCATACGATTGGGCTAAATATGGGTAGAAATATAAATGACGTATTAAAAGAAGAGAGGGATAAAAAACTTCTTAGTTCTGATGTTGACAGAGCATTGGGAATTACCAATGATTCTAATGGTAAAAGAATAAAGTTTAGCCCAGACTTTACTTATTTTAATAATGCCAGATACGACAGCACAGGTCCTTATTCGGAATATAATGATGGTAAATATATCAAATTTGAAAATACTATGGCTAAGCACAATCTTTCAAGTAAGAATGTAAGCGACGAAGAAGCATCAGGCATCCCAGTTGGAGCCACTGACTCGTACGGTAAGAAAGGACTTGAGGCATTAGAGTACATGCTATATAAAGACGAAGATCCTAGAGGACTTCAACAGGACGAAGAATTCCAAAATCTTCTGCGACAACAAAGTCAATTTGGCACCACGACTGCCAACTATACAAACGATGATAAACCAGTTAGCCCAGAAGGAGAATCAGGCTTGACTGGTGACGATAAAAAATTAGCAGAAAACAACGCTGCTCAAGAAGCAGCAGCACAAAAAGATATCGCCGATAATGTAGAAGATGAAAACGGCGTATACAGACTATCTAATATATATGTATAATCAAACACGGGAGTAAAAATGATTAGAAATAATTCAGACAGAGCAGGTCCCCGCAGCAATGCAGCGGAGGAAGTGCCTTCAACGGATGCTGAATCTTTATTGAATTTTGTGACACCAACAGAATTTGTTGATTTGCCATCTAAAGGTAAAGGATATCCAGCCGGACACCCTTTGCACGGACAAGAGACAGTTGAAATAAAATATATGACAGCAAAGGACGAAGATATTTTGACTTCTAAAGATTTGTTGAAAAAGGGTGTTGCAATTGACAGGCTCATTCAAAATCTCTTGGTTGACAAAAATATCAGAGCAAGTGATATGCTGCTCGGAGACAGAAACGCAGTTATAATTAATGCTAGAGCTAGTGGCTTTGGGCACCTTTACAATACTAATGTTAAATGCCCTGCTTGCGGTGCTGGTAATAAAAGAACATTCGACTTAACACAGCCGGTTGTTTACAATGGTGATGACTGGGATGATTTCGATATTGTGGAAACTGATCGTGGCACATATATCTTTACTTTACCTAGTACCAATTTTAAAGTTGAAGTTAGGCTGCTAAAAGGAAGAGACGAAAAAGAAATCTTCAAAATGGTTCAGTCTGCCAAAGGTGAAACTGCCATGGTAACAAAACAACTGAGAATGTATATTGTATCCGTTGAGGGACATACAAATCCGAATATTATTAAACACTTTGTTGAAAGTATTCCTATGAGTCAAACCAACCATATTAAAGACGCTTATAAGGCTATCTCACCTGATTTAAAAATCATGAGAGACTTTGAGTGCGATTCTTGCATGCATGAGCAGGAACTGGAGGTGTCCCTCGGGACAGACTTTTTTTGGCCTAACAGATGAGTACATGGAAAACGTTTATGAACAGTTTTTCATTTTAAAACACTATGGAGGTTGGTCTTTGTCAGAATTGTATTCGTTGCCAATTGGGCTAAGAAAATGGTGGCTTGAAAGAACAATCAAAGAGTACGAGAAAGAAAAAGAACAATATGATAAGGCTAAAAGATAGTCAAGCAAGCCCAGCAATGTCTGGGCATTTTTTATTTTTAACTATTTATTTTTGATAAAAGAGGGTTTTCTGCATGTTTGAATGGGAATCAGATGTTGACATAGGTGAGTTGATTGAAGCTCAAAGATTAAGGATTGAAAGAGAAAAAGAAAGGCAAAGGCTCGAATCAGAGGCTAATCGACTCATTGACGACAGGATATCAAAATATAATACAGAACTTGAAATTCAAAGACTGCTTATGGATAAAGCGACGAGGGGTATCGAAGAACAAATATCATTGCAATTAGCTTTAGAAAAAGCAGTCAAATCAACTGATGCAAAGGAGAGGGCAAAGATCGGCTCTTTGCTGGAAGCAATAAAAACCCAAAGAACTTTAAATGCGGAACAACTAAACGGTTTAATGCAAAACACGGTGATGACAACCAAATTAAAAAATAAGCTGGTAGATGTTGCAACAGAGATGAAAAGTTCAACCGATCCAAAAAAATTAATGGCATTAGCGGTTGAGTTTGAAAAGCTTCAGGCACAAATAAAAGATACCAAAAGTTTTAATGATAGTTTTGGTAGTAGTCTTCAATCTGTTGCATCTAAATTTGGACTGGTAGCACATGCTGGTAATAATAAGACATTAGGACCGATGATTAGAATGTTTGCGGATTTAACAAAAGAAGCAGACACTCTTCCAGCTAAACTCGCAGGAATTGGGCAAGCATTTGCTGGTATGTTTGGGCCTTTGAATCTTGCAGTAATGTTTGTTGGAAAACTTATTGATTTAATGATGGGGCTTGATAAAGCGCAAGCCAATATTGCTAAATCAACCGGACTTATGAGACAACAGTATGAGGGACTCATATCTGCCAATATAACACCAGAATTAACTGGTATTGGTATTAAATTACCAGAAATAGAAAAAGCCACGAACGAACTCCTAAAAACTAATGGCGTTTTAGCTATGTCAAATAAGCAGGCGGCGGAAAGTCTAGTCAACCTAGGCGCCAAAATGACTGCTTTGGGCGGTACAACATCCGGCACTGTAAAAAATGTACAAAAGTTAAGCAATCTGATGGGCGGAAAACTATTAAATAACTTTAAAGACGCAGAAAAGCAATACAACTCCGTAATTGCAAGAGGTAGAGAGCTAGGATTAACAACAGCAGAAATGGAACAAGGACTGGGACAGTTCGCAGGACAATTGTCAGGTATGGGTGGAGATGTCGGAGACGAATTTTTAAAGATGGCAACAATGGCTAAAAATGCTGGTGTTGAGATTAACAAGCTAGCAGGTATTGCAAAAAGCTTTCAAACATTCAAAAACGGTGCTGACAAGGCAGCAGAATTGAATTCTGTTCTTGGAACAAGCATCAGTTCAATTGAGATGATGGGTAAAACCGGTGCTGAAAGATTGGACATTATAAGACAACAACTTAATGCAACCTCTGGTGGCTTTCAGGGAATGGACAGGTATACTCAATTGGCCGCCGCAGAGATACTTGGGTTCGGCGATGATTTAGGCGCCTTAGCTGGGTTTATGAATAATGAAATGTCACCGGCTCAAAAGAAAGCCGAGCAAGACAAAAAGACAGCAGCAGAAAACGAGAAAAAACAGCGTGAAGCGATTATTGGAACTAGAGATGCGATGAGCAAAATGGTTGATGCTATTGATAAAATTGTTATTGCACTAACCCCATTAACAGCAACTATGGAAATCTTTTTGAGTATTGTCGATGGAGTGGTTGGAGTCATGGACTTTTTCTCCACTGCCATAGATACAGTTATTAATGGCACTGGTTTTATGGTTAATGTCATAAGATTAGCAATGATTGCCATCGGTGCCCTTACTATGCTCAATTATGCTGCTGCAACGGCGTATGGGGTGTCAGCCATGGCAGCTACTGAACTGGGCTTTGTAGAAAAAGTAAAAGCTGTTTGGGAAATGTTGTCTGCAAAGGCAACATCTTTTAAGACAATGGCTACGCTATCCTCGATTGGGCCTACAATAGCAGCGGCTGCTGCCAATTTTACACTAGGTGGCGCCATCAAGTTTATGCTTGGGCCGATTGGCTTATTGATAATGGCACTGGTTGCCCTCGCTGCGGCATATGCTATTTCAAATTCTCCGCCTCTCTGGCAAATTGCTGCTGTTATGGCAATCGGAGTAATTGCACTTGGTATTGCGTTTCATTTGATGGGTATTCAAGGACAGTTGGCAGCGTTTGCGTTGGCGTTATTAGCTGGTGCAATTGCATTGGTGTTTTACGGCATTGGCTATGTCATAGAGCAGTTTAAAGAATTGTTACTTGCAGTACCGGCATT